CGCAATCGTGTGCGGTGTGGAACCGCATACTCCAACCCTCTCGTCGCTACCTCGCTTGACCCACGATGGGTTAAGCTTAGTAACGAGTCTTGGAGATGCCACCAGGCATCGTCAGGAATGTACTGAAGTACACTACCTACCAAGAGTAACCGCGTCTCCCACTTATGATATCTCTGATTAAACCTCAGAGACTTCTCATAGGATAGGAGTTTCGCTAAGTCACATTCTTCATACCGGTATAAGCCCTGAGCGTTGATGTTATTGCTTAATGGCAATAACCCCCAACGCTGTTGAACTCGACGATATAAGGAATCGGAGGTAACATGGTAACCCTCTAAACGCATTGCTTTCGCAAGCGTGCAGATGGCCATAGCATGGGAACCAGATGACGGGTCAAGCTTCTTCATTCTATGAGGCGTAACATCAATGCCATTGAAGGCATCAACGCCGCAAGACTCTCGGAAGAGTCCGTGCCGAAAAGTCTTATTCATGTTGGGTATTAACCCTGCACGAACGAGACCAAGTACAGCACCGTCATAGAACTTACGAGGAAACAAGATATCGTCTCCGAAGACATATATCTCACTACAGTGTATACCATAGTGCGACAAAATGCCAGCCTGAACCAAACTGAAGAAGATAAGGCTCTGGACGGGAAAGCATAAAGCATTCCCCATAGGAGCCCATTTTCTCAGTGTTATGACACGCTTGTCTAATAACTCAACTTCTGAAGCCCGACTACACGATAGTTTCTCGTAGGCGTATGACCCAAAAAGGTCATAGACCAACTTGCAACTAATGCGGTCGCTGGCCTCCTTTAGATCGAGGGTAACAAACTCTCGGTCTATTGAGGACTTAAGAGCTAAACGCCCATTAACACCCTGGTCTCGGAATTGTATTTTTCCAAAACAAGGGGAGTTCTTAGACGTTATCGCTCGCTCCAGTAGTTTACGACATCCCTGTTGTATCCAAATCGACTCTTTCGGATGAACGCAAATTAAGCGTGGTCCGCGAGAATCCTTTGGAACCGCAACAAGACGACTCCTTATGGAATCGCGAGAAAC